CGTACTCTGATATAAGTAAATCATCGAGGGCGCAAGCCCTCGCCCGTACCTTGGCAACCGTATATCCAGTCCAACTCTATGCCCCTTATGTGCGGCACTGATGCTGCCCATGTGAAGGGAGTGAAAATGGTCACGTTAAAGAACATAGAGGCGCTAGTAAAACTCATAGAGGAGCTGCTTGGACATAAGGCAACGTTTAAGAAGTATCGCGTAACTAAGGGCTACCTCTACCACTTTGAAATACGCGTGGGTGGCTATCCCTATCAGGTAAACGCAAATGGAGCAGGCAACTTTTACAATCAGCTAGAGCTCTTCAAGTATGGAGTCTGCGCCGGCATGGCCTCTAGAGATATGTGAGAATGACATGAACCTGAAGACAATCAACAAAACGCTGAAGGCCATGCGAGACCTGGCTAACTCCAAGCTAGACAAAAGAGGCGTATGCGTAGTCTGTGCCCACGGTACTATCTTCGCCACAAACTCATACGCAATTGTCGAGCTCGATAGCGGGTATGACCTCGAGTACGAGGGAGCTATCTTCGGTTGTGACATGCACCCTGACCGTCTGAAAAGCGTCATGACCATGAAAATGCAATCTAGCGCGGACGAGGTTGCAATGGTAAACCCGGCACTGCTAGAGCGAGTGCTAAAGGTCTTTAAAGCGGCTGGAGAGCACCCGAGAATTCACGTCATGCCTAGCCAAGTGTATCTCTATAGCACGCATCTGCGCGCCGTCGTGATGCCCGAGAGAATCTAGTAAAGGAGAAAACCATGTACACAGACAGCGAAATGACCCTCGCCACCGCACTTCACGTCGCACTGCACTGTGAAGAGAAGCTCCATCACTTTAACTTAGTCTACTGCTGCCATCACGTTGCCTTTGCAACGGCAACCTTCAAGGCTGACAGCATCAACGACGCCGACAAAAAGGTTTTCGAGACCATGGGCGACTGCTCAGTGAGCAGTCTCTGCCTTTTCGGGCCCGAGGCCGCGAGAATCGCCACGATTTACGTAAACGTGGATGACTAACGCAAGCGGCGCATCAGCGCCGCACATAAGGGGCATAGGACAAAGAAGGAGAAACGAAATGATTGCAGCATCTGAAATGACCGCCAAAGCACAGACCATAGCAGAGATGCTAGACGCCGAGCTCATTGCAAGCAACTGGAGCGACGGGCGCACTCGCGTTTACCGTTATGCCTTCTGTTACCGTGGAAAAGACGGCATCGTATATGTTTTCAGCGTTTCTGGCGAGGGCCGGAAGCAGGTTATGGCCAAGCTGGAAGCCGTGCTTGACGGCATCATCGCAGCAGAGCGCGTGGGGAGGTGATACACCATGTTCGACTACGAGACCATCCGCGACGATGTCGACCCCGACGACTGGGCCGACATCCTGAAGCGCCACGACAGGACAGCCTAGACCCACCCGGCCCCAGCGAACCCAAACACACGTTCGCTGGGGCCGGAAAAAATTTGCAAAATACCGACCCAAGGAGACACAACCATGACCGAAACTCAGCGCGACCTTCTGATTGGCTACTTGGAGGGCATCAACTATTTTCCTCATTTAGACCCGAGGGCCGAAGACCTCAAGGCCGATGTCCTCAAGCTCTTCGACTCCATGCAGGACGGCACCGATGCAGGGCGGCCCATGCAGGACGGCCCCTTCCGCAACGCCTACCTCGCCCGATGCAGGGCGGCTCTAGACAACTGCTCGGCTGACTGCAAGCGCCGTCTCATGACGGACTTCTCGAAGGTCTCTTACTACTTCGCGGCTGGGGAGGGCCTGCCCATCTACATACGCTATCTTCGCGCTTACGATGTGATGACAGAGCTTCTGAATTATATGACGGGAGGTGACTCAAATGTATGAGGACAAGTTGAAGGCTATGGAGCTGATAGTTCAGCTCGCAGGGCATGCAGCTCGGGCCTATAGGGAGGGGTCTCAAGATGGATATGAGGCCGTTGTTGCTTCGTTCGTCGTGGTGACAAGCGTATTGGCGGGCTGGATGGGCGTGTCAAAGGATACCGCAACGTACATGGCTGAAAGCATCGAGGACATGATGGAAAGGATTCACGATGCCAAACCTACCTCGTAGCTTCTACGCCCTCGACAATGGCGCCGTCTGGCGCTTCAGGACACGCGCATGGCGCGATGCCTTCTGCGCTCAGTCTGACTCCGCCGCCGCAATCAGCTCAGCCGACGCCCGTGTGATTCTCGGCCAGAACCGCTTCGGCCTTGCAGGGCTGCGCTGGTGGCACGAGTGCGCTCGAGGCGAGTATGCCGAGGTGCCGGAAGGGAGGCTCTGATGGAGCGCATCACCAAATGGGAGGTCGCGTTTTACCTCTTCGCTGCATGGCTGGGGGTGATGATGGCACTATGACCCTAACCGTGAGAGAACTTCTGTCGAACGCCCTAGGTGACAGCCTTGTGACCATAAACGGCACCGATGCGGAGCGCAGCGTGGCCTATGTCGCAAAGGGGATGGCACAGGAGCTATTGTGCGCGGACGAGGTGCGCGCGATGCTGCACAAGTGCGTTGATTGCTTTGAGGCAATAGAAGGAAGAATCGTTGTTTGGACGGTGATGGACCATTGACCCTAAAAGACCTTCTCGCTCACATCTCAGCATGGACGCCCGTGCGCGTCGTGTGGTACTCGCCCGACTACCCGAACGAGTGGCGCGTGGAGGGCGAGGCCATAGAGATAATCTGCGAGTGCGAGCACATCATGAACCGCGCCGTTGACACCATCTATCACCGCAAGCGGAGACTCATCGTGAAGCTCTTCCCGTATGACGCGACGCCCGCCTAAAAGAACACGTGTTGCCTTTGCAGGGCAGCGCCGTTCTGATACAACTGAAGCCACGGCCAAATCAGGAAGGGAGGGACATGGAGAGGACAATCAAGAGAACCGTCACGGCAACGCTGTGCCTCGGGCAGCGCCTGAACGCGCTCGGGGAGTTCGAGGACTTCGACGCCACGCTCTTCCGGCGAATCACCGCAGCCGGCGCAACGAAGTATCTCAGGCGCAAGTACAAGGACGAGACAATCACCATCAACCACGTCGAGACCGTGACGGACACCTACGAGCTTAGCTTTGAGGACTTCGTGAAGCTTGCAAGGCTCGTGGACAGCACAGACCCCAACTTTGAGAAGGAGAACTAGCAATGACCGACGAAATCACCGCCACCGAGACCACCTACGAGACCGACAACGACACCGCCGAGATTACGCTCGTCAACGCTGGCACCGCGATGCTTGACAGCATCACCACGGCAAACGACGCCCGCATCGAGTCCTACGGCTTCGACGCGACCACCGACGATGCCATGGTAACCATCTTCAACGCCGAGGAGGACGGCACCAGCCTGAACGATTGGCTCGCCGAGAAGGACGATTCCGGCGCCCTCGTTAACTCCGGCCCCTTTGCCATCAACGGCATCATCCTGCGCCCCAGCACGCGCGTCGACCCGGTTACCGGCTCCCGCGCACTCCGTGCGTCAACACCATCCTCCTCACCGTCGACGGTGAGGCCCTTGTCTCCCAGTCCAACGGCATCGCCCGCACCGCCGCCCGCATCGTGAGGCTCATGGAGAGCCGCGGCTGGCCCAAGGACGGCCTTGCCGTCTGCGTCAAGGAGCAGAAGCTCGACCGTGGCCGCACCTACAAGAAGCTGGCGCTCGCCTAGTACCTGACAGCACACTCAGCCAACGCGAGGCCCCGTCCCAGAAGGGCGGGGCCTCTTTGCTAGGGAGACGCCATGCCAAAGCTATCGAAGTATCTCGCGCGCCTGCAAAAGAACGCGCGCAACAAGGAGTACCGCCTCCGGCAGCGAGGGGCAAACGCGCTCGGCGTGGGCGAGGCGTCACCGCGCCTCCCGGCATCCGTCGTGGCTGGCATGTCCGTCTCGGAGCAGCGCGCCTACGCGGCACGGCTCAGGCGCTTCAACTCTCGAGACAACTCGCTTCACGTCTATGCCGAGACCGGTGCCGTCGTGCCCCAGTCAACCTATCGGACGATAGAGGAGGGGCAGCGTCGCTACAACGAGGCGATGCGGCAGCGCGTGGAGGGCTTCGCGGAGCTTGTGAGGGGAACGACGCTAGAGGAGCGCACGAGGGCGCAGATAGAGGACTTGCGCTATCGCCTAGCCGCGAGCACACGGCAGCTCGGCGGCGTCTACATCGGCGGTCGCGTGGCGCGCATCAGCATCGAGCCACCCGCAACGGCAGAGGTGGCAAGGAGAAGGGAGAGGATGATACGCGAGATGAACCGGAAAGAGTCTGACTCGGATAGAAGAACACGTGTCCGTAAGAACGCGATGCAGATGCTCTATCTCATGGGCGCGGACGCACAGGCGAGAAAGCTGTCGAACCTCAGCAACCAGCAATTTGACGTGCTCGTGAGCGTGACGAACTTCTTTGACCTCATATCGGTTCCCTTTGACTCGGATGACTACACGCAGGCGGAGCTATCGCTCTCGAACCAGCAATGGGCCTCCTACTACAAGACGATGGCGGAGTCCGACGCCTTGAACGAGATGGGCAGCGAGCGACTGTCCACGGTCGATGCCCTCATTGACGAGGTGCGCCACCAGATTCCCACGAGGTAGCCATGAGGGCCCGGCTTGCCGAGGCTGACTTCGAGACCACGACAGACCCCGAGGATTGCCGCGTCTGGGCGTGGGCTGTCTGCTTCGTGGATGAAATAGAACACGTGTACGTAGGAACCGACATCGACTCGTTTCTGCTCTTCTGCTCTAGGCAGGGCACCCTAGAGACCTATTTCCACAACCTCGCCTTCGACGGGAAGTTCCTCGTTGACCGCCTGCTCAGGCTCGGATACGCGCACACGACGGAGCGCATGCCACGCTCCGGGCAGTTCACGACGCTCGTATCGTCAAAGGGCAAGTTCTATCAGGTGGGAGTGCGCTTCTTCAATGGCGTCTACGTGCAGTTCAGGGACTCGCTCAAGCTCTTTCCCATGTCCGTGGCCTCCATTGCCAAGGTCTTCGGCCTCGAGGAGGGCAAGGGCACCCTTGACTATCACGCGCTGCGCGAGCGCGGGCACCAGCTCACCGCCGAGGAGCGCGACTATATCAGGCGTGACGTGCAGATAGTGTCGCACGCGCTGGACTTCAACCGCTCGCAGGGCCTAGACAAGATGACCATCGGCGCAAACGCCATGGCCGACTTCCGGCAGCGCATCGGCAAGTCCCGCTTCAGGCACCTCTTTCCAAAAATCTCGCTCGAGGTGGACGCCTTCATCCGAAAGAGCTACCGAGGCGGCTTCACCTACGTTGAGCCGACGTTCGCGGGGCGTGACGTCATAAACGGCATCTCCGTCGATTACAACTCGATGTACCCGTCCATGCTCATATCAAAGCCATACCCCGTGGGCACGCCTCAGCCCTTTGCCGGATGCTATGAGAAGAACCCGGACTACCCGCTTTTCGTGCAGGCGCTCACCTGCGAGTTTCACCTGAAGCTAAGGGGCATACCCATGATTCAGCTTCGCGGCGCGGGCTTCTATGGGGAGCACGAGTACGTTCGCGACACCGTTGAGCCGGTCTCCATCGTGCTCACCTCCGTGGACTTGGCTCTGCTCTTCGACAACTATGACGTTGACGTGCTCAGCTGGGATGGCGGGTACATGTTTCAGGCGATGCATGGCTCTGACATCTTCGGTGAGTACGTGGAGTATTGGGGCGAGGTCAAGCGCACCAGCAAGGGCGGCATGAGGCAGCTTGCCAAGCTCATGCTCAATAACCTCTACGGAAAGTTCGCGACGCACCCAGACGTCACGCAGAAGGTGCCCTATCTTGACGAGGAGACCGACACGGTGAAATGGAGGCTCGGCGACGAGGAGAAGCGTGACCCCGTATACATACCCGTTGGTGCGTTTTGCACGGCATACGCCCGCGACACGCTCATTAGAGCCATCATGGCAAATCGCGACAGATTCGTGTATTGCGACACCGACTCCATGCACCTGCGCGGGCTGTGGGAACCGTCTGGGATTCGCCTGCACGATACCGACTTCTGCGCTTGGAAGGTTGAGGGGGCGTTTGGCCGGGCTCGGCATCTCAGGCCAAAGTGCTACATATGGAACCTTAATCATAGACTGTCTGTCACCTGCGCGGGCATGCCGGACAACGTCAAGTCCCTGTGCACCTTTGACAACTTTCGCTTCGGCTTTACCAACACGGAGCTGATTGAGCACGCTGACGGCACGCGCGAGCTGCGCGTCATTCCCGGAATGGGAAAGCTCGTGCCCAAGGCCGTGCCCGGTGGCGTCGTGCTCATTGACGCCCCCTATGAGCTGAAGGCGTGATATAGTGGGGTCGTGCAGGTGCGGCAGCTTCCGAACCATCGTTGATGGGGCGGTTGGCAAAGGGCTAGCGCCCTCGCCCCGAAGGTGCCTCCTTGCGACTCGGAGCACGTGAGCTTGCACAAAACCTTTTAGGGCCCTTCCGCACAGCGGACGGGCCCTTTTCGCGTATAATGCGAGCCAAGTCCCGCAAACGACACGGCAGAAGGGAAGGAAATGGCAGTCACGGAGAACAAGCAGCAGGAGCAGCAGCAGGAGAACACCCAGAAGCAGCAGGAGCAGGAGCAGGAGCGCAAGCAGGAACCGGCACAGCCCGCGTCCGCAGCTGACCCGCTCGCGTCAATCCTGAACCTCCTCACGCAGCAGAGCGCCGCCATGGCGGCACTCGAGCAGCGCGTGAGCGCCCTCCAGAACCAGCAGGCGGTGGATAGCTCCATCGCCCACGAGGCCAACGGAGGGCACGGAATCCCCACGAACACAGACCCCGGACAGGGCGAGGGAGAGGGCGGGGAGGACTACCCCGAAATCGACCTCGAGGAGATTTCTCGGATGATTGGAGACTACTAATGGCAACGAAGGCAAATGCGTCTGTCAAGGCATCGCCCACGCTCCCGATGGAAAACGGCGTGCTCAGGGCCACGAACGCCGAGATTATGAACACGGTGCGCAAGTATGCGCCCTCCGACTACCAGAGCCGGATTCCCCCGGTCACGCAGGGCAGCGTGCGCGAGGCCCTGAAGGCGCTGAACGCATATCAGCCCTTCTGGAACGTCTTCTTTGACGTGCTCCTGAACCGTATCGGCCTCACGCTCGTGCGGCAGCGCAGCTTCACCAACCCGCTCTCCATCGCGCGCCGCGTGTCGCTCAAGTACGGCGAGACGATTCAGGAGATGCAGGTGAACCTCATTCGCGCCAAGGACTACGACAAGGACGCCATGAACGTCTTTGGCATCGAGGGTCGCGAGCCTGACATCCACCAGCAGTTCCACACCGTGAACTCTCGCCTCAAGTACAACATCGCAGTGCCGATGCAGGAGGTGCTTTCCGGCGCGTTCACCGAGGAGAACTCCCTCTCTGCCCTCATGAACTCCATCCTTGCCACGCCGTATGACTCGATGGAGAACGACGAGTACCTTCAGCAGGTGGAGCTGTTCAAGCACTATGACGAGTTTGAGGGCTTCTACAACGAGCAGGTGGACATGTTCACCTATGACACCGCTCACGATACCGCCGAGGAGGCCGCGCGCAAGCTCGCCAAGGCAGTGCGCTTCTACAACAAGAAGTTCCGCTTCTATTCGCAGGACTACTCCGCCGAGGGCCGCAAGCGCGGGCTCTCCACGCTCGCCACGAACACCTATCTGGTCATCGGTGCCGGACAGGACGCCGCCATCTCCGTTGACATGCTCGCGTACATGTTCAACGAGGAGAACGGACGCCTTCTCGCCGACCGCATCGTGGTGCTGCCGGAGCTGCCCGACCCGACCGCCGTTGCCTACCTCGTGGAGGACGATTTCCTGCTCACGGCTGACAAGCTCGGCCCGCTCATGCTGACCGCGCCCATGAACTCGCAGAACCTCTCTCAGGTTCACACGCTGCACATCTGGCGCGCCCTCTCCTACTCGCTCTTTGCCAACGCCGTCAAGTTCTCCACGCAGCCCTCAACCGAGGTGACGCGCCTTGACTCCACCGTGACCGGCGTGACCGTGCTCGACGCTGACTCCCACGACAGCTCCACCGTCGAGAGCTGGGTTGACTCCAACGGGTACGCCCACACGCCCGAGATTCAGCTCGTGGCCACGGTTCAGGGCACGAACGGCCCGTCTCAGGCCGTCTCGTGGACTATCGAGGGCTATGACGGTCGCGGGCGCGCGTGGGGCCTGCCCGCCGACTGCTTCGTGGACTCCAAGGGCGTCTTCCACGCGGGCCACACCCCGGCTGGCACCACGGTCATCATCAAGGCCACGTCGGTGCAGAACCCCGCGTACTCCGCCCAGTACACGGCCATCATCGAGGGCCAGACCTACGCGACCGCCATCGCCGCGAGCCCCGCGTCCGTGAACGTAGCCGCCGGCTCCTCCCAGACCGTGAGCGTCACGTTCACGCCCGCGACCCCCACCGATGACGGGTTCACCGCCGCGCTCGTTGACGGCACGCATGCCGCCATTCAGGTGGACGAGGCGGGCCACACCGTCAAGGTCACGGGTGTCTCGGCTGGAACCGACACCCTCGTGCTCGCCGCCACGGGTGCCGAGTCCGGCAACGCCGTCACCAAGACCGTTGCCGTCACCGTGACCGAGTAGGCCCGCCTCCCCTCCCCTTGCTCGGTTGTGGTATAGTGCCGCTAGGACAGCGCGTCCTAGCGGCACTTTTGGTAAGGAGCACCCGACATGCCAGACAGCACCACGCTCACCGCCCGCACGTGGCCCGAGGGAACGCACGTCACCCTCATGAACGTCCCGTGGGACGAGGCATACAGGGACGTCGTGGCATGGTCTTCGGTCGCGGAGCGCGACCAGTGGCTCGACTCTCAGGCCGACGTGGTGCTCGGCTCGACGGTCACGTTCACCTACCTCTGGCCCAACCAGCCCGTGAGCGTGCCCATCCCCTACTCCTCGTGCTACCGGTTCAATTACTGCGTGGTGGACAACCCCGCGCAGCCGGTCGATGACGAGGGCCCGCTGCGCAGGTACTGCTACTTCGTGACCGGTGTTGAGTACCTTTCCCCGCAGGCGTCTCGGCTCACGCTACAGCTCGACGTCATGACCACCTACGCGGGTCAAATCGAGCTGGGGCGCGCCTTCGTCGAGCGCGGGCACATCGCCATGGCGAACGGCAACGCACAGGGCGTCATGACCGGAAAGAAGCTCAATGACTATCTCTCCCTCCCAGAGGGGCTTGATGTCGGCAGCGAGTACGTCTCCGTTCACAAGGAGTTCGTGCCGCTCAACTCAGATGCGGAGGGCACGTGGATAGTCATAATCTCCACGGCTGACTTGCTCAGCAACCCCGGCGTGGTGAACAGCCCCAACCTCCACGTTGCCACGGGCTCATGGGCAGACGGGCTCCCCAGTGCCTGCGAGGTCTACATGTTCCGGGCCACGGAGCTCGAGCAGGTGATGCAGGAGCTTCAGGACAAGAGCTGGGTTGCCCAGTGCATCATCTCGATGTACGCGTTCCCGGCAAACCTCTTCACGAGCGAGCCCGTTGTCGCGGGAAGTCTCTTTGGCGAGGGCCCCAAGCTCTATCGCGTCGCTGACACGGATAGCTACGAGACAGAGGGAAACCTCGTGGCAAGCGTCACGGGCGTGTTTGACCATCTGTCCCCTGATGACGCCCCAGAAAAGATGCTAGCCTATCCCTATAGCGTCATAGAGCTTTCGGCACACAACGGCAACTCCGTCTTTCTCAAGCCCCAGCTGCTCACCGGTGACTCCGTGCAGCTTCGCGCCATGGGCTGCGCCCTCGCGCCCTTTGCTCGCGTTGCCATCTTTTCCGTTGGCTACGCGGCCAACTATGACCCGCAAATGGGCAACTATGACTTCAGTGTGTTCGACATGCGTGGAGAGGCAACCACGCGCATCGTCGCAAAGGGGGACTTTCTAGAGAGCGCCCTCTATCTCACCGACTTTCCCCAGTTTGCCATTGTCAACAACAACTATCTCACGTACCTGGCCTCCACGGTGAACACGAGGGACTACCAGTATCAGAGCGCGGGCTGGATGCTCGACAGGAGCAACGCGCAGGCCGGTCTAAGCTATGACAACGCCCTGCTTCAGGTCGGGGCGACCATGCAGAACGCGCTCACGATGCAGAACGCCACGCTCGAGAACGCCTCCCGCTCGAGAAACCAGAGTGCCGTTGAGTCCGTCGTGGGAGGCCTCTCACAGGTCGCAACCGGATATGGCAACCCCGCCCAGATGGGCGTGGGCGTTGCCTCCGGCCTCATGGGCGTCGCGGGCGCGCTCAACAGCTATCAGAACGCAGCCAACATGGCAGGGGCCCAGTTTAGCGTCTCCATGGTTGGCGCCGACACCACGCGCGACATTGCCGGTAACAACTACGACCTTGCCCAGCGCGTGAACCTCGGTGATTACCAGAACCGCATTGCGAACGTGAACGCGACCGTTCAGGACGCCGCGCTCAGACCACCCTCTGCCATAGGCCAGAGCGGCGGAAACGGCTTCAACTTCAAGAACAACCTCGTTGGCGTGACCATCAACTTCAAGACCATCGCCGGTGCCGCCCGCGCCTCCGTCGCGGACTACTTCCGCCGCTACGGCTACGCCGTGCGCCGCTGGCTCGACACGGGCACCGTTCGCCACATGCTCTGCATGGAGCACTTCGCCTACTGGAAGCTCTTGGAGACCTACGTTATCGCCGCACCCGCGAACGAGAGCGAGCGCCAGACAATCCGTGGCGTATTCGAGAAGGGCGTCACCCTCTGGGACGCGCCCGAGTCGATAGGAAACACCGCAGCGACTGACAACGCACCGCGTGCGGGCTACAGCTATTAGGAGGGCCATGGGAAAGAAGCCAGACAAGAGCCAGTGGATTCCGCCCGAGGTGGCGATGTTCGGTAACGCCTTCGCACGGAGGTGGCAAGCGGACGTGACGAACCTGCGCACCTACCGCTCATGGTGGCAGCTCTTCCACACCGCGGCAATCAGCCGCTTCACGTGGGAGGGCCTGCCGCCCTATGTGGACGCGCGGTGGCTCGAGAGCGCCCTCTTCTCACAGGGAACCGTGGCGCTCACGAAGAGGGTGGGCAAGGGCCCGCTGCCCTACGTCGCTGCCACCTACTCAACCGAGGGATACCTCGACTGCTACAACAACCCGAACAAGATTAGGCTCACCACCGCAAACGGGCAGCAGTTCGTGCGGCACGCCAACCTCTGGGTGAGGCGCACGGGCAACCAGTATCGGCGCACGGAGCGCCTCATGCCCCAGAACGCCTGCATATGCTGGGACAACCTCGCGCGCCTCCCGCTCTTCAACTCCATCGACCTCGTGTGCCGCCGTCTCGCGGAGATTGACATCACGATTGACCAGCACGTGCGGGCTCAGCGCGTCCCCTTCATCTTCGTGGTGCCCGAAGAGGGGCGTGCCAACGCGGAGACCATGTTCAACAAGGTCTCACAGGGAGACCCCGCCATCTACCTCACGCCCACGGGAACCGGCGTCGTGAACGTCAACTGCTTCAACACCGGCATCGACTACATCGCAGACAAGCTCCTGAACGACGAGCTGAAGCTTGTGTCTCAGGCATACACCATGCTCGGCATCGACAACAACGCCGCGGCGGAGAAGAAGGAGCGCGTTCAGACCGCAGAGACCGTGGCGAACAACGAGCAGTTCCTCATTCAGCGCCACAGCTGCCAAGCGGCGCGCGACCAGTTCTCAGACGATGTGCGCAAGGTCTTCGGCCTCGACGTGCGCGCCACGTGGAGCGTGCCGCACGTCTGGGACGCCGGTGAGGATGCGAGCTACAACCCCGCGCTCGAGACGAGCGCCGCCTCCCCGAAGTACGGCACGAGCAGAGGGCTCTTCTTTGGCAGCAACGGAGGTGAGAGCTTTGACGGCAACGCTCTTTGATAACGCCTTCACGGGCCCGGACGAGCACCGATTCACGCTCCACGAGATTGTGGAGGGCTTTGGCATGGGCCTTGGGCTCGATGACTACCCCATCTGGAAGGAGGAGTACCGCGAGCACCTGAACCAGACAATCTACGAGCACTTCATGTTCCGTCGCATCGCCGCGCCCACGCCCCAGATGTTCGTCTTCTACCTGAACAGGCGCATGCGCGAGCGCATGCCCGCCTACAACGAGATATACAAGAAGCTCGCCGAGACCGACTCTCCGTTCGACACCTACGAGGAGACGAGGCAGGCAAACACCGCGATAGAGGGCCAGAGCGCCCGCGCGACCCATGACGAGGTGGAGGGCACGCAGGACGTGACCGGGCACTCGGACACCAGCTCCGAGTCAACCGAGAGCGCGTCCACGAACTCCGACTCACTTGCCACCAACACCACCTCCAACACGCCCGCCTCCTACATGGAGAACCCCTACGACCCCAAGTACATGTCCAGTCTCGCCCAGTCCAAGAGCAATGCCACGGGCAGCTCCGAGGGCGAGTCCGCGTCCAAGGGCACCGAGGACTCCACCAACGAGACGCGCACGAGAAGCGAGGCGGACGGCACCGACAACGCCAACCACTCGCAGAGCACGGACTACCTCTCCAAGGTGAACGCGCGTTCTGGTTTTCTCGCTGACGTAATAGAATCGTCCCTCTCGCAGGGTTTCTTGAACACCGACCTCATGGTATGCGATATGCTTGAGCCATGCTTCATGCAGGTCTGGGATGACCAGCCCATATTCTAAGGAGGACTTCGTATGGCAACATGGAGGCCCAGAAACCGGGCTGGCATCGACCCGGACAACCTCATCCCGCAGATGCCCGGAATGTCCGAGTTCAAGGACAAGCCCTTCTCGGAGATGCTGACCACGCAGGCACAGGTCTGGTGGCTGTACTGGTGGCTCTGCGAGAACGGCTTTTCCGCCGAGGACTATCAGGCGCTCGCAGACCGCATCACGGCGCTCGAGAAGTCTCAGGCGGAGCAGGACGCGAGGCTCGAGGACATGCAGGGCCAGATTGACGAGATTCGCGCCATGCTCTGCGCCCTTGCCCAGAACGCGCTCACCTATGACGTGACGCGGGGCGTCTACGCGCCCTCCATCGCCCAGGCACGCCGCGAGTACCAGTTCGCGGTGACGCTCGGGCTCGAGGTTCACGAGGCCGCCACCGTCACGGTCGCGGAGCTCGCCAACCACACCTGCCGCGAGGTGTCCGTGTTCGGGCGCTCTAGCGTGCTCGGGCTCGGGCCCGACAGCGGGGCAATCTCTGCACAGGGAGGCTACACCTGCCCCTCGTTCAACCCCGACGAGTACATCAAGAAGAGCGACCTTACCCTCATCGACACGGACAACCTTGAGGCGAAGGAGATTATGGGCGTGCTCACCGCTGACGCCGCCTCCGACTACGTTGACCCCGCTCCGCTGCTTCGCCCCTACACGGCAGATGACCTCAAGGCGAGCTACGTCTCGAACGGGCGCGAGGTGATTGTCCTTGGTTGAGACAGTGCATGTGATATTCGGCTTGCTCTATTGTTTCGGCGTGGGAATCATTCTCGGATTTGCCCTCGGCATCAGCGACAGGAAGAAGTATGACAAGGAGTTGGACGATTACTTTGGAGAGAAGAGAGGAAAATGATTGAGCTGCCCGCAGGTGTCCTCTGCTCCATATACCTCTTCGTTGGCATAGTTCTGGGGATAATCATCGGCTACTACGTAAACGACAGAAAGGACGTGTGACATGGCTTACCCGACCCCGCCCGTGCTCGACCCCATTGCGGGGACGGCCACGCCCAACCTCACGACGGGCGGGCCCTACGACGAGGTTCTGAACAAGATTGAGGCGTACTTCGCCCAGCTCGGTGCCTACGTTGACGCCCAGATTGCCGCGGTTCGCGGCGAGATTCCCTCGACCACGGACTTTGCCACCGCAGAGCAGCTTGAGGAGGTCAAACAGAGCGCGAGCGACGCCGCGAGCGCGGCTGCCACGGCGCAGGAGACGGCGGAGGCGGCTCAGGCCACGGCCACGGCTGCGCAGGGTGCCGCCTCCACCGCGCAGGGTGCGGCTGACGAGGCGAGCGAGAGCGTTGCCACGCTTGAGGGTAACGTGAGCGGGATTAGCACCAAGGTGACGAACATTCTTGCTACAACATACAGGCTACCACGCGGCGACGGCGCATCTACGTCCGCCCCACTGTTTAATGCGGACGGAACTTCTAGCAACTACTTCGATGGAGTTCTATATAACGTTCTCAACCATTTTGCCCTTGCGGCACCCAAGCAAGCGCCTACCATGAGGCTCGGGACTCTTAGCTATGATGGCCAGACTGTTCCTCTGACTGACGATTCATCCCATAATAGTTATGAATCAGCCGCCCTCACCGCAGCATATGGGGCGGGCGGCATCACCAAGTCACCAGATGACCCCGAGCTCACCGCCATAGACCTTACCCGTATGAACGTGAGCCAAGAGGGCATTCCGTACAAGGGTAGTCCTATATAGTTCCTCCGATGACGTCTCATAAAGAGAGGAGTAGACATGGCAACGACAGGAGCACCCAACTGGAAGTACGCCGCATCAGACAGTCCCGACCTCGTGGACGGGGCGTATGCGAAGCATGTGCATGAACTCAGCGATGATGCTATAAAGAGCGTAAACTACGGTGAAAGCGCTAGTGGCCTTGATGACGATGACGGACTTCTCTATTCGTGGTATATGAATTTCGGCGTACCATATGCTTTTAAGAAGGTAATTGCCATCTACAATTACATTGTGGAAAAAGCATTCGTACAGCAAACCCCAAGTAACATGACAAAGGTTCCTTTTCTTGTGCGTGATGCTGGAGGTGATGACCTTTATAGTGCCGACCCGGACGATTTCCTAGGCGCTTTGATTAGGGCAAATGCTCAAGGCACGCCTAGCATAGCGAGCATAATTGCATTTACTAGCGCTAGTACCGGTGACGTGGGCAAGCAATGTTCCGTCGCAAATCTTATAGACGTGATTAAAGATAATCTCACCCCATACACCGAGAACCTATCCAACGTCACGCCCGTAGGCGTCCAGACATCGGCGCTGGACTCCCCCAAGGGCATCGTGTCGCATGACCTGCACGTGGTGCTCACGCACTACCCGCCCATGGCAGGTGACTCGGGCGAGACCGAAATCGTCGTGCCGCGTCTCGTGGGCCACATTGAGGTTGACGGCACCCTCGGTGGGGGCGGCGGGGCAGTGTCACCCAACGCGCGATACCTCCAGATTACCTTTGAGAACTTCCCGACCGATGCCACGAATGATGGCTCGAGCAATGTGGCCGTCGTGACCAGCGGCTCGAACCCAACGTATCTTGGCACTTGCTTTGTGCCAATGACACTCGGAAGCACCCTCGACAACGCCGTGATTGTGAGCCTTCCGACCGTGGGAGACTCTGGCACGCTCGAGAGCCCTACCATCTACTTCAGCTAAGGAGACACCATGACCTACACAACCAACTACAACCTCGACCTCTACGAGCCCGAGGACAACGCCAACCTCTGTGACGGCTTCAACCACAACATGCAGCGCCTTGACTCCATCCTCTTCCAGCTCAACTCCATGCTCGCGACCGCGCAGGGGTCGCTGAACCAGCTCACGACCCGCGTGACCTCCCTTGAGGCGCGCGTCTCGGAGCTTGAGAAGAAGGCCTAGGGGAGGACACCATGCCGGGAAACGTCACGACGCAGCACTACGGCATTGCCAAGTACGGCCCGCAGGGAACCGGCGAGCCGATGGGGGTCTACTCCACCTATAACCCCGCGATGGACACCATCGACCAGATTCTCTTCGACCACAAGGGCCTCATTGACGCGCTAGAGGGCCGCATGGACGATGCGGAGTCGCGACTCGACGGACACGACGAGGCCATCTCCGAAATCAGAGACTCGCTCTCTAAGCTTGACCAGCGCGTAACCAAGAACGAGACGGACATCGACAACCTTGAAGGTCGCGTCACCACGAACGAGACCAACATCTCGAACCTTGGTGACAGGCTCACGACCGTTGAGGGTGACGTGTCCGAAATCAAGCAGGACATAGCCCAAATCAAGAACCAGCTGACGCAGCTCGGAGACCAGATAACCAACCTAGAGGACGGGCTGGACGCCGACACCGACCACCTCTGGGCTGCGATTCAGGCCATCGTGAGCCACGTCACGCAGGGCGGAACCGTCAATCAGGACAACGGCTCAATCTCGTGGGGTGCCACGGGCACCATCGCCGTGGGCAACATCAACATCACCTCCGGCACGGGCTACATCCGCTGCCACGCTGCGACCGACCAGACGAACGACCTACGCGCAAGGGTGTGACGCCCATGCCCATCACGACCACATCACCCTTTCACTACGAGGGCAACTGGGCTGGGTACATGGGCGTCACCATTGACGCCGAGTTCCAGATGACCCTCAGCGACGCCCGCGACAACCTCCACGTCCACGTGTCCAAGTGGGACACGAGCGTGCAGGGCACGACCGTTCCCGGTGGCTACGGCTTCATCAACATCGTGCTTCTGGGGTGGGAGTTCCCCGCGACCTCCATGAGGTTCGATAACCCCGATGACCAAGGGGCGGAGACGTGGGAGAAGGCCATCGGCGAGGTGGCGAGCGCCTGCCCCGACTATGAAACCTATCTCATGTGGGGAGTGGGCATGGGGGACGAGGCGAACCCTCCGTCTGTCACGCAGTACCTTCAGGGCTACTTCGACCATGACTTCCCGCTCACCCCAGATGACTTCGTTAACGGGCAGCTGCGCGACTTCCAAATTGTCAACTCCATAAGCCGCTGGCGCGACAACAGCGCGGGACAGGCCGTCGTGGAGGTCTCGGACGCCTTCTCGCTCTCGCTCTCCGACCTTGCGTGGCCCTACTTTCCCTGCGCGGTTCATCAGGGCGGTACCTTCGTATCGTGCAACAGCGAGGGAAACGACTTCCAGCGCTTCGACGGCAGCTGGCAGGGCGTGACCAACGACATGTACTCCGATGACAACCACTTTCAGTTCTTCGACGGCTCAAGCTGGCAGAAGACCCCTCTGATTGGAGCCTGACATGATTCCTCCCCTCGATACCCCCTTCATCGCGTTCACCGAGGCGGAGTGCTGGGCAATCGTTGCCGCGGCCTCCCTCATGGCCTTCGACGTGGCCACGGGCCTCATATCCGCCCTCGTGCGGCACGCCTTCAGCTCAACGAAGATGCGCGAGGGCCTTGGGCACAAGGCGCTCCTCATTCTCGTGGTGGCGCTTGCCGTTGTGGTTCAGGGATTCTCCGGCCACATCGTTGAGCTGGGATTCTCGGTTCCGCTCATTCTCCCCGCCTGTGTCTACATCGTGCTCATGGAGGTTGCGAGCGTGCTCGAGAACATCGCGCTTGCCTACCCGGAGCTTGCCGACTCGCCCCTCTTCAGATTGTTCAGCCATGACAGTGACGCCGCCTAGGTACGCACCAGACTTCTACATGGAGGGATTGCTATGTCTCGCATTGAGACCGCGCTCGATGAAATCATCGCCTACGCCAAAAACGACGCTCACGGATACGAGCTGCACAGCCGACGCTACGACTACGGAACCGACTGCGCAGGCCTCGTCAGGCTCTACGCCGCCATCACCGAGGGCGTGAGCGTTGCCACCTATCCCGACTTTCACACGTGGGACGAGGAGGCAACGCTCATGGCTCGCGGCTGGCTCTCCATCCCATTCACCGAGGCAGCGCGCAGGCGCGGTGACGTTCTCCTCAAGGTGGACGTGACGGGCGGCGGGCATACCGTCGTGTATCTCGGTGACGAGGCGATAGTCGGTGCCGAGGGCAACTGGGACGGGCGCGCAGGTGACTCGAGCGGCACCGAGGTCTGTGTGAGAAGCTACTATTCATATGGGTATCAGAGAATTCTTCGACCCCCGGAGGTTGGAATGAAAAAGAAGGAGAACGAGCTCTACCGCCTCTATAACGAGTATTCGGGCCTGCACCTCTTCACGGCGAGCCACGAGGAGGCCTCCACGCTCGCCGGACTCGGCTGGAAGGAGGAGCCCTGCGACATCGCGTGCGTTGCCGAGGGCATCTCCACCTTTAGGCTCTACAACCCCTATGACGGGAACCACATCCAGACGCAGGGCGTCTACGAGGTGGGCGCCCTCGTAATCGAGGGATGGACGTTCGAGGGCGAGGCGTGGAAGTCTCCGGCCTCTGGCCGCGCGGTCTATCGACTCTACAACCCCGGCAACGGAGACCACCTGCTCACCGTGGCGGGCGAGGAGATGACGTTCTTGCTTGACCACGGCTGGGGCAACGACGGGATTGTATGCAAGGGGTAGGACGTGCCTTGGACTGACGAGCAGAAGAAGTTCTGCTACTACGTGATAGCCACCGTAGAGACTGGCTGCGACTACGGCGCAACTAACAGCTCGGATGCCATAACGCTGGGCATTGCCCAGTGGTATGGCACCCGAGCCGCCGCGCTTCTCACGAGACTTCAGCAGGAGGTGCCAGACAGCTACGCCGTGCTGTCCCAGCGCATACGAGACGCGCACGCGAGCGCTGGCACCAACTGGACGAGGTTCTATCTCGAGCTGACAGACCAGCAAAGCTGGCGCGCAGCATCGGAGATAGAGGGAAATCACGCTCTCCAAGATGACCAGTTCTACAAGGATTTGGATGACTACATCGACACGCTGTCATACTGGGGAGTGGACACGGACAACGTGAGAAGCACCATCTTCTACATCTCCATGTATCACCAGAGCCCGCAGGGATGCCTCACCATAGTGCAGAACTATGGCGGAAACCGAGATGTGGGAACGCTCTTCAACGCCGCCATGAACTCACAGGTATTCGGCCTTTATAAGAACCGTTACGCAACGGTGCGAGACCTGCTCAACGGCTGGGACGGGGCCTCAGACCCGCCAGACTTCGGGCAGACGGACCCATCGACGCCGCAGGAGCCAACGGAGCCAGAAGACCCCGTTGAGAGTGCCGTCTCTTACATTCAGGCCGTTGGAAACGACCTCGTCGTTTTCGGCGAGGGCATGTCAAGCACGAGCAGGCTCATTTGCAGAAACACGGGCCGTGGCATCTGGATTCCCGTGGGTGGCACCCTGCCAGACAACCCCGGCACCGTCGTTCCAGACCCCGACGAGCCCGGGGGCACCCCAGGTGGGGGAGACCCTGCGGACTTCGCGGGAATGAGGCAGCTGTGGATTGACAACGACAGCCGCTGGGCCTACTCGAACGCGAGCGGCAGACTTGACCCGCCCTCGAGCGGTTACTCCGATTGCTCCGCATGCATCTGGTGGGCTGCGAACGCCGCCACGAACAACAAGTATTCGTGGCTGGGCACGAGAAGCTACACGATACCCGATACCTGCTATTACGTGAGAGACCTTGACTGGACACAACCGGAGCTGGACATATCCGACTGGATTGCGGGGGACATTCTCTGCATGAACTACAACATTCCGGGCGTGTACTCTGGCGGTCACGCGGAATGGTACTTCGGCAACGGTGACCTATGGAGCGCCGGATATGCGCCCCTGCCGAAGCAAGAGGAGTTCGGCACCGTTTCCACACGGTACTATAGGATGTGGCAGAACGGCACGACTTTTAACTGGCTCAAACTGTGCCGCTTTTTATGATATACTAGGTGGTGAGATATTTTGCCTATTGAGAAGCGTTATCGCTATGACATATCCGGCGTCATCGGCTCCGGTTGCTTCATCAACGTCGTGACGGGCGCGCGCTCATACGGCAAGACCTACGGCTGGAAGAAGCGCTGCATCAAGAACTTCATGGAGCGCGGCGAGACTTGGGGCTATCTTCGCACCTTCGACCAAGAGATTAAGGACTTGCTGGCAGATGGCCCCGATGCGTTCTTCTCCGACATCACGCGAAACGAGGAGTTTCCGGGCTACAGATTCAGAACGCAGGGTCGCATGATGCAGTGCGGAAAAGTGGTTGGCAAGGACAAGAAGGGCGAGGAGATAGTCCGCTGGAAGGTCATGGGACAGCTGCTCGCGCTCACCAAGGCACAGAGCTACAAGGGCAAGACCGTTGCCAACATGACATGGATTGTCTTTGACGAGTTCATACGTGAGACCCGAATACCACCGTACCCGCCGAACTGTGTGAGGCAGCTCTTCTCGCTGTGGGAGACAATCGACAGACGCGAGAACCGCACCCGTATCGTCATGCTCGCTAACGCAGCCGATGTGGTGAACCCCTACTTCGTTGCGTGGGGCATAGTACCACCGCCCGTTGGTGGGCATTGCCGCGTTCCCTTGGGTGATGCGTTCATCTACGTGGAGAACTGTTGGAGCAAGGAGTTCGAGGAGTACGCGGATGACTCGGCGATTGGCCGCTACACGAAGGGCACCGATTATGCGGCGTATGCTCAGATGAACCAGTTTGCCAACCAGAGCGGGCTCTTCGTTGCGAGCAAGCCGAAGAGGTGCAGGTGCCAGTACAACATTGTATGGGGCGAACAAGTGTTCGGCGTTTGGTGCGACTTGGACAGGCTGGGCATGCTGTGGGTTGGCGGGGCCGGGGCCGGTGCGGAGACCATGGCGCTCATGAGGGTGGATGCACGCCCTGACGTGAGCGTGATTGCTCGGAGTGACCCGTATTTGAAGGGTCTGGTTAATAGGGGTAGGCGGGGATTGATTGAGTACGAGAGCGATAGAGTGAGGGAGAGATTCTTGCAAGTGCTGGAACTTTGCGGGTATCATTAGGTATCCCCTCCTTTCT